CAAAATCTATTTCATAATCTTTAATAGTCCTTGACTGGTTATTTAGTTTTTTCCTTTTTTATCTTTATCTTCTTCCTTTTTTGCCTGTTCTTCCTCAGTTTCTTCGTTTATTCCCATATAATCTAAATATAAGTCCACTGCAAGGACTGTAATTTCTTGATATTGCTGTCCTGTCATGGTGTCTTCTAATTCTTCTATATCCCACTCTTTCTCAATGCAACTCATGCTTATTAATTTTAAAGCATTTGTATAGAATTGTTTGCCCTCCATTAATCCGTAGAGTATAGAGCCATAATTTCCGTATTTCTCATCAATTTTTCTAATTGTTTTATTTGTAATTTTGAAGGAATATTCTTTATTTCCAATAGTTTGTTTTCTCACTTTATCAAACATATTCCATCACCCTTTCTTAATAAAATAGGGTAGAGCTTTAATCTACCCTTATAATCCTAAGGCGTTACTACTTTCTCTGTAGGCATTATCACACTATCAAAGAATTTAGCATCATCCATGCCATCCTCTTCATCTACTTTATAAGACCACATTGAGTTAGAATGTAGTGGTGCAAAACTTGCCTTTAACTTTTTAGATTGGAAATTTGCTTTTCCTTCTTTGCCCTTATAAGAATCATCACCAATACTAAATTTACCTTTATATAGAATCACATATCTCGCTTTCCCGTTCCCCTTATTCGCCTTAAATAAAATTGCAACATCTGGTGCTGCATCATCAGCGCTCTTAATTATTCCGCCCTCTGTTGCAATTTTATGCCCAAGTAACATCGCTTCATCCTCTGGAGTAAGGTCTGTTATGTTAACTTCTACATCTATATTTGCCAATGTTGTATCAGATAACCATAACATATTTTCTGCATAAAATTCATCTGTTGCAACCTTTGGTTTTATAGATATTTCTTTCACCCCTGCCAAATATTTAGGCGTATCAAAAGTTGTGGTTGTATCATCTGTAAGTATTTTTGCTACATATAATTTTTCCAGTCCTACAACTGGTACTATTGTACTTGCCATATTATCATCAATCCTTTCATTTTTATTTATTTTTTTCACATTTAAAAAAGCTAACTCTCATTAGTCGGTAAACTGATGTTAAACCGCATTGCACAATGGTATAGCGCTGTTTCCTTTTCATATAAATCAGCTGCCATATCACGATTAAAGTCATTCGCTATCATTATTTTTTTTACTATATTTTCTAAAGTTGTATAATCTCCTGTGCTAAATATATCTATTTGTACCAGATAAGTAGTAAAATCCTCTTTGTTTTCGCTATGTTCTGCTCCATACTCATTTATAACCTCATATTCCAAGTATAAAGTTTTATTTGGGTTATTAGCGTGGAGAAAATATACTCGCTTATTCGGCAACAAATCTATTATTTCTTTGCTGTTTAACACTTTTAGCAGATATTTTTTTATATCCAATTATCACCACCTACCTACATTGCTTTGTCTAATAATTCTTTTGCTAATATTCCTGTTGCCTCATCTTCCGTATTCTTTACAGACCTTTCAAAGTACCCAACATTATGTTTAGCTGTACTCGTTCCAAATTCCTCAAAAATATCATAGAACTGTTTAGTCCTAACTGTTCCTACTGTCGCCAAACCTTCTTTTTTAACTGTTTTACTTAACTTGGATAACTTACCAGTTCTTTTAGTTGTATTTTTTTCTATTTCATCTGCAATAGGTTTTATAGCTTCTCTAACCGCTTTCTTTTCATCGGCCTCATCAATAGTCATGTCCTTCAGCATGTCTGTAAACTCGTCCATGCCTTCAATTTCTATACCATCAGCCATAACTATACCTCCGTAGCTTTAATATCTACCCATTCATGTAAGTTTTCAAAGTCATACAGATATTCAATATTAAAAAGTTTATCCTTATATTTAATTCTAAATTTTTTAGTACCATCTTTTTTTAAAAGCTCTGCTATCTTTTTGCAATATCTAACTGTAAAGGTAACTATATTTTGCGTCTGTGTGGCTTTTGCCGCTTCATATTCTTTGCCACTTACAGCTTTATAATTAGACCAACACTCATAATAATCATCCCACATAGGCTCATCAAAGCCGTTTTCATTTTGCACTTCCCCTGAATATTTTTGTATAGTTATTCTTTCTGTTAATCTGCATTTAGCCACTCTCACTCGCCTCACAATTTTTAAGCTGCATTAGAATAGATTGAAGTGTAAATCTTACTTTATCGGATGTTTTTGCATCTTGCATTAATCCCCTATCTTTGAACCATTCGTTTACTAATACTTTGCAATATAATTTAGCTAATTTATTAGTAGAATCAAAAGTTTTACCTGTTGCATTTTTTAAGTATTGTTCACTTGCATTTATTAAATCCTGTATAAAAATATCCTCATCGCCATAATCCACTTTTAAAAAATCTTTAGCTTCTTCAAGCGTTAAAATCATCTACATCCTTCCCTTCATTAAAATAAAGAGAAGGAATTAATATCCTTCTCATGACTATAGTTCAACATAAAAATCTGCTCTTGTATCACCTTTTACAGTATCAAATCTTTCTACAATTCTTGTAAATGTCTGGTTATAAGTAAAGCCAGCTTCCTTGCTTACTGCAATTTCATATCCCTTTCTGTCAAAGAATTTTACTAATGCATAGGGGTTAACAATATAGAAAGGCATTTTACCTTCTGTTGTAGGTACTAAATCAGTATTATCCATTGTTACTACTTCTCTACCCTTGAATGTCTTTCCGCCTTCTACTGCAAGGGAATCCACTAATAGCGGTCTCTTATTTGCATCCTCTATATTATCTAAATAGTCATAGCCATCCTGGTTAGTTAAAATTATTGTACCTTTTAATAAGGAAGGTAGTACTTTAGTATTTAAAGTTTTAGTTATTGCCTTGTAATCTGTTCCTGTTGCTCCTTCTACTGCATTATCTTTAATAATCTTAATTATTTCTTCATTCTCACTGTTTACACTACATTCTGCTACATCAGGAGCTAATAATCCGTTAAATAAATCAACACCTGCATCTTCAAGAACTGAATTTTCTATTGGATAAATCTTTCCGTAGTCTTTAACTGCAAAATCTATTGGTTTAGTAGTAATCATTTCTTTTACCATTTCAGTGTCAGTTGCTAGCTTTGCTAGTCTCTTTGTCTCAGAGCCTTCTGAAATTGGCATTTTGCCACTGTTAGTGGTTACAGGTATAACGTGGCAATATCTTTTTAATGAAGGGAATCCTTTTGTTAAGACTTGTACTTGATTTATAAATGCTTCTGGTAAAATTGCCCCACTGTTGCCAACACTAATGCTTCCCCTTTCCTCTTTAGTCATTTCTTTATTTAATAAAAACTTTCCTATTGTTCTGAATTCCATATCGGCATTATTCTTTTTACCCACGTGTTCATTATCCTTTCTGTCTTCCATCTTATCTCCTGCTTCTCTCTCATCTTCCTTATCTAATTCTTCCTGGAGCTTAATTGATTTTTCTAAATCCCTTACTTCCTGCATCTTCTTTTCAGCATCCTCAACCTTGTTAGAATCAAGTAATGTTCTTACCTCATTTTTTAAATTAGTTAAGCTTTGCTTTAATTCGTCAATCTTTTTCATTATTAAAATCATCCTTTCTTTTTTAATTTTTAAGCATAAAAAAGAGCTTATGTTGCAACTACATAAGTTCTAATTCCATCTTTAACTTTCTTTTTAATAGTTCTCTATTTTTTTCTTTGTGTAGGTCTTCTAACTTTCGTTCTGCAACTACACATTCGGTTTGTGTATATGCTGGAAAAGTAACGGGGCTTACATCAAATAATGTTTTTATATCTTTTACTGTTCTTTTATAAATATCTCTTTCCTTGTTATATTCCCAAGTATCACAATCATTGTTATCCCAATTAAGAATAAATCCAAAACTACATTGATTTATGTTCCCTGCTTTCATATTTGTTATTAAATCTCGTGAATATGAAGTATTGGAAGGGGTACACTCAAACCTTAATCCTATGTCATCTACAGCTAATTTAAGAGTATTGTTGGTTGTTCTCCCTAATATTTTTTGCGAATCGTGGTCGATAAGGCATCTAACATCTGTCATATCGCAGTTATCAAGCGCGTGCCTATCAATAATTTCAATGAATCCTCCCAAATCTTCGCTCCATTTATTAAACTTCAAGGCATAGCCTACTATTTTTTTTTGCTCCTGCCCTTCTTCGTTTCTTATTTCAAAATCAGTTTGGAAGTTTCTCACTTCTTTATCTTTATTCAATATTCTCATCTCCTTTTTTATTTTTATCCCATTGCTTACCAACCATAGAAAGTGGGATATAATTGCCATTAACTATTAATTTATTACCATCCGCATCTGTCGGCAAATCTTCCTTTTCTCTCGCTTCATTTGGCTTCATAATCCCATTATTGACCGCGGTCGCGTATCCATTCATTCTTGTTTCAAAATTTGCTCTTAGCATAGCATCAACGTTAAATTTAAAGTAATAGCCTGCATCCCTTTCTCCCTCAGTAAGCAATTTATATGTTAATTCTTGCTCATACATTGTTAAAATGCTTAATAAAGTATCTACATAAAAACTCGTCTGTTCAAATTCAACGTTGCTATGGGTAGCTTTTTCATAGTTGTTTATCTGGTTTGGCTTAATCCCCATCGCTGCCGCAATTTGTAATGCAGTGTATTTATTTAGCTCTAAAAATTGGCTGTCTGCCATGCTATTATTAAGTGTGCTAAAACTAAATCCTAATGGGACTGGAAGTATTCTCCCTGCATTTTTTATTCCATTTGCCATACTCTCAAATTTATCTTGCATTTTTGTTACTGCACCGTCTGATATATCCCCTGTATATTGCAGCAATCCTTTTGCAAATAACCCATTTTTAAAATAACTATTAATAAATTTTTCTCCAGCTTGCGCATTTTCTACTGAAACCTTTAAGATATCCTGAACACTTAATCCAGTAATTCCATCTAAACTAATACTTGTTTTAAAATGTAATATTTGTTGGTGATTTATTTTATATTCTTTATCCTGCTTATCTTTATAAATGTACCAAATTGCATTATCTTTGCTTATAATTCCTGCATCATCAACCCAAATTTTAACGGAATCACTTGGCAATATGTACAAGCCTTTTATTTTGCCTCTATTTTTCCCTCTATTCGCAGTATCAATATAAACAAAGGCATTTCCATAATGGTTTCTGTTCAATTCAATTGTTGTCCAAAAACTCCAGCTTGACATATATAGGTTGGGTCTTGTTTTCATTAGGGAATACAAATAGTGGTCTGTTGCTTTCTCTTTACCGTTTGCTGTCTCTTTGTATAATTTTAAAGGCAGCTTTGCAACACTTTCAGACAGCAATTTTAAACAAGTAAAGTATGTTATCTCGCCTAATTTATCTTTACTTACATCCACTGTATTAATCCCTAATAGCCTTAAAAATTCTTCGTTGCTATAACCGTTTATATCTCTATTCTCTTGTGTTCGCCTGAAAATCCCCATTTATTCACCTTCTTTCTATCCCTTAATTGGATGTCTTGCAAAGTAAACCCCCAATAATAAAAATATTGCTCCTGTAACTTCTATGCCAATGTACCAATGCCATATATAAAAAGGTATATTGATTAAAAATAATCCACAAAAAATAAAAATATCTTCTAAATTTTTTAGAAGAAACTTTTTAAACCTTTTCAATTTTATCACCACCCTAACTTTTCAAGGTAATCATCAGTTATATATTTATTCAAATCTACTTTATCATCCAAATATAATTGGCTATAGCAAAATACTGAGGCAACTAACAAGTCTATTCTCTGCTTATTTTTATTTTCTTTTGCTAACATTACATCCTCACTTTTGCCCTTTTGCAAAGTAGCACAGCTTACACACCAATCAAGTAATTTATTCTTTTGATATATTATATTGCCTTTGTATACATCATCTCTAAAAGCCTTTGTAGGGGCGGATAAATTAGTGTAAGTCTGCTTTAACATTGTAACCTCATAATCCTTCGCTAAGCTCTCCATCATTTGTAAAGCGTTGTACGGGTCCGACACAATACATTTTATTTTACAATTATAAGTGCTTTCAATGCTTCTTATATACTCTTCTATTTTTGTATAATTTATAATATAACCCTCATGTATTTCACAGTAGCCTGCCCTTGCATACTGCCTGTAATCTATCTTTTCTCGTCTTTGGTCTAATGTTTCACTCGGCAAAAAACCTTTGCTATGAAGATAATACTTGCCGTTTTCTTTATACATAATGCTTATAGCCGTTAAATCTGTTGAAATAGATAAATCTACACCAACTACAACCTCTTTACCTACAAAATCTATAGTCTCAACACAGCATTTCTTCCATTCTTCAATATTAATATATTTTTCTTCACTATTTTCTTGTATAAACACATTGCAAGTCTTCGTTATGAACGTTTCTTTCAAGTTATCTTGCACAAGTGCTTTTGCTCTATCTTCGCGCATTATATCGTAGTTCTCTTTGAGCCTTAATGGATTAGCTTGCTGTAGCCCTATATCATCCCATATATGCTCTTTATCCGCATAGTATATTAAGGCAAACATTCTTTCATTATCGACCACGCCATGGTACACTTTTCTAATAGTATCTAAATCCTCTTCCATAATAGAATTATTAATTGCATATGCCGTTGTGGTCCTGAAAACCAAAGGGTTTATAACATTCTTTTGCCCACTTTGCATTGCTGTAAAATTACTGTTTTCAGTAAAATTAGCGTGTTCATCCGAAACAAATGCAGAAGGCCTTATGGAATTGTTTTTGCCTGCTTCGCTTACCCTGGGTTCAAAATAACTATGAGTTAAGTTGCAAGTAATTCGCCCTGTTTTAGGCAAACTTATAGTAAAATACTTTTTAATTAAAGGGCTGGCATTAATTATTTGTGCCATAATTTTTTTAATTTCAGATGCTAATTCTTTTGTAAGGCAAATACTATAAAACTCGCTGTAGTTTTGCTCTGTAAGCATTAATAATATGAATACCAATGCTATAGTCGCTGTTTTACTATTTTTTCTGGCAATAAATAAAGTATTATCATTGTACCTAAATTTATTTTTATTATCTTTAAATCTCCAT